TCCTGGGCAGCCGGCGGCGGAGGCGGAAGTACTTCACCGGCCGGTGCGGACACACAAATCCAGTTCAACAACGCCGGGGCATTCGGCGCAAGTTCTTCACTGCTCTGGAACTCATCAAGCGAACTACATATCAACGATGTGTACTTCACACCGTATCTCGCCAGCGCTGGCATCGGGTACGGCTCGACCCTGAAGGCACTAAGCGGGAATGCGCTTGCTGGATTTCACACAGGCAGTGTTCGAGTTGAAGGTGGCGACCATATTCCTGGCAGTGGGCCATCTGCCTATGGCGGGTACATCACCGCCGGCAGAGGCAATGCGGTAAACCTGCTTGGGGACGACACTCAATTCGGTGGCAGCATCTACGCCGGCGCCGGAAGTATTGACGTTCCGGCCAGTGGTACTTGGGCGCCTTACTCTCAGTCTGGTCTGGTCTCATTCTCCGCAGGTCAAGGTGGTGCCTACACCGGAAGAGTGGTGTTCCAGACCTTCGCCGGACAAACAACCAGCGGAAACATTACACTGACTGCCGGGGTGATTGACGGCTATGCCACACCTTCGACTGCCGGTGGAAATATTGTCTTCAACGCAAATGCCACCTCTGACGGCATCGGCGGCGCCATTCAGTTCAACATCGGGGCAGGTTATGCCACCGAAGCGCTTGCCATCACCCAGTTCGGTGAACTCCGTGTCAACACCTCAGTCGGCACCGCCGGACAAGTGTTGACCTCCAGTGGTGCCGGCGTCGCACCATCTTGGTCAACACCGTCGGGTGGCGCTGCCGCCGGTTCTAACACAAATATCCAGTTCAACAACGCCGGGGCATTCGGCGCCTCTGCCGACCTGACCTGGGATGACACGACCAAGACATTCGCCATCGAGACCTCCGGGGCAGTGAACAGTGTTCTTCAGATGGGTCTATCAACGCTGACGGCGTACCCATCCGGCACATTCCGGTTCGACCTTGGACGGGCATTCAGTGCGTACACCGGTGCTGGCACGTACGACACTCGTGCGGGTGGCAGCGTCACATTCGTCACCGGCGCCACAACGAATGCCGGTGACACCGCAGCGGGCGCCCTCATTGACGCCTCGGGTGGTGAAGTATACGCCACGTACGCCACAACCGGTGGTGTTTACCTCTCGGCGGGTCTCCTGACCGGCACGCACTCCGGCGGGTACATTGCCCCGGCATTCATTAGCGCCGCCGGACAGACGTACGACTACGGCACATCAACATACACCGGCGGTGGCGATGTGGTCCTGATGGCTGCCACCAAGGTTGTGAATGCGAATGAACTTCGTGTCACCGAAGCTGGCATTACAATCTACGGTGCCATTGGTCTCGGTCTCGCACCAGACTTCGGCACCTCTGGGCAGGTACTGACTTCCGCCGGAACAGGAACTACACCCACTTGGACTACACCGGCGGCAGCACCATTCACGGGCACACGTGTTGGAACCGCCTCGGTTACGACCGGAACGACATCGGTGAATGTGAGCGGGTATGATACAATCAACCTCTCAATGGGTGCGAACACAACGTTGAACCTGAGCGGTGGCACAGACGGTCTTCGTCTGGTCCTGAACTTCACGCAGGACGGCACTGGTTCTCGACTACTCACACTCGGCACAATGTTCCAGTTCGGCACAGACATCACATCATTCACTCTCAGCACTGCCGCCGGAACAACGGACAAGTTGGGTGTTATCTACAATGCGACCTCTGGTAAGTTCCAGGTCGTGGCTTATTCTAAGGGGTTCTAAATGGCAATCTGGTATGTTGACCCGGTCTCGGGTAATGACGCTAACGCAGGGACCTCTTGGGGTGCCGCCTTCAAGACATTCGCCGCTGGACCGACTGCCGCTCACGGCGTTGTCGCCGGTGACACAATCCGCTGTGCGAAGACCGCCGATGATGTCTCAGTCGGCACCGCCACTTGGACAAACCAGAAAGCGGCGAACAGCATCACCTTCGCATCGGCAATCACGAAGACCGTGGACACAATGAAAGCAGGATGGGTGACGCTCGGCGCCGGCTCGGTTGTGACTAACGGGCAGTCAACGGCTTTCGTGTACTCACAGGTTCTTGGTGGGTCAACCGGTGCGGCACTTCAAGTTGTGACCGCTGCCACGGCAAACCACGCCTACAAGAACCTTGGTGCGGTGAATGACTTCTCAGGTAACACACAAATCTCGTTCTGGTTCCGGTCCACGACAGCATTCGACTGCTCTGGTGCGCAGAACTTGTATATCAACCTCTGCTCGGGTGTTGGTGGGGCAACGGTGGTGAATGCGCTGGCAATGCCGAAATGGGTGTACGCTGCGAACACGTGGTATCCGATTGTCATCGACAGCGGCGCCGCCCTTGGGTCGTCAATCCAATCTGTGTCCATCACAACCACCTCGGCGGTGTCCGGCACGTTCTACTACGACGAAATGTTCGCCTCGGCAGCCGGTGGTGTGACCCTGTGGTCGCTGCTCAAGGACAATGCGAATGCGTACTACGCAATCCGCACTATCCGTGAAACCGAAGTTGTACTGATGGGTACGTACTCACCTACTACCGCAAGCGGCGCCGCATCGGCAACAAACCTCTGGGATATCTCGTGGGTCGGCACCACCGGAACATTCACCACGTACAAGCGTGAAACACTGAAGATGTATGGTACCACCGGACCGGCAGCTACCATCTGGGCAGCAAACCTATTCGCCGGTGTATTGACCACAACCGCTAAGGCGCTGGTTACTTTCTCATTCGGGTGGAACACAACAACCAATCTTCAAGACGGCCTCACCTTCGTTGATAACCTCATCCAAAACGGAACAGTGTTCAACATTGCGTTCACCAACGTCCGCATCGAAAATCTTGTTGGTGTTCGAGCGACTACCGCTTTCACCACCGGCGCCGCCTATGTAACAGAGGTGAACAACGTTGGGGCTATCGCCAGTCAAGTATCGTACTCACAGCCGCTCCTCACATCATCGATGCCGCTGTACAACCGAACGGCAAATATCTTGTTCCTCACGTGCGGGTGCGGGCTGATGAACTTCGGCGGCGGCGGCTTCGGGTGGGTGGGGTGGACGTACAACTTCGGCGTTATCTGGGGGAATGCGGCGACTGTTACTATGTCGAGCCACTCGAATGCGACTTTCACTATTGGCGTGGCATCGCCTGGCTTCTCAAACAGCCCCCTGCTCAATGGCACCAGCGGCGACAGCAACCGTTGGACAATCGGTCTTCTGCTGTCGCCGACCACTGGCGGACTGGCACCACCTACTGGGGTGGCTATGTTGACGTGTTCGTCCGGTGACGTGGCAAATATCACTATCCTGAACCCGATGGGTTCCAGTGGCTACGGTATCTCCGGGTACGACTTTATCGCAGATATCGGAACATTCTACGGCACCGGGTATGTCGTTGTCTATACCGGAGTTTCAAAGACCACAACCATTCGAGTTGGAACACAGAGCGGCTCAAATGCGCTCCAGCCTTCGTCGCCGTGGTGGGCCCCGGGCGGAGGTGCGAACAACAATAAACTGTTCATTCAGGACTTCGGTGGCCCGGGGTACGCCCGGGTATACACCACACTTGGAAATTCAACACTCGCTTCTATTCAAGCGAACTACTTCGACCTTCAAACGGTGGATGTTCACACCGCCGGCTCTAAGGCGTGGAAGTTCGTGAACTCGTCGCCGCTAACCGGCGGGTCTGTTGGTGCTAACCAAGACTTGAAGCTGGCATCTGCCGCAGCGGTGGCAAACAAGCTGGTGACTGTGACCTGCTATGTGAAGCAGGCGATTGCCACAACCTATCAACTCGCCGGCATCAAGGTTCCAGCAATCTTCCTGCCGGGTTACACAAGCGACATTGTGAGTACATTGTCTGGGTCAACCGGAACTTGGTACCAGCTGACCGTCACATTCACGCCGACTGCGGACTGTGTGTTCGACGTGTATTGCTGGACGCAGCTGAACGATATGACCTTCGGTGGCGCTGTGGTCTGGGATGACTTGGTCATCAGCCAGGCACCGTAATGACGCTTGCCACCCGTCAGGTTCTGCTTCAACAGCGGTTCACCTCGAGGGGTGCGCCGTTCTGTGAAATCGGGGCGAAGGCAACGGTTGGGCAGGTTGGTTGGTACCGACAGGGTGCTGCCTTCTTCCCGACGGTGGATGACGGGTCCACGCCGACGTACACGATTATGAACGAACCCGTTCGGCAGGGCGCTCCATTCCTGAACATTCCAGCGAAGTCGACCATCAACGGGCAATATGGGTTGACCTCACGGGGCGCTCCGTTCTGGACCCTGTTCAGTGGTACTCCGACTTACCCCACGTACGCTAACGAACCAATCCGACGTGGTGCGCCATTCCTGAATATTCCGGCGAAGTCTTCCATCAACGGCGAGTACGGATGGACATCACGTGGTGCGCCATTCTACACGTTGTTCTCTGGAACTCCGTCGTACACACCGTACGCTAACGAACCCATTCGGCAGGGCGCTCCATTTATCTGGGCGACAACACGAACGAACATTGATGCGCACTACGGGTGGTCAATGCGAGGTGGACCGTTCTATGTTCCGTACACGGGAACTCCGGTGTACCCGGTCTATGGTGGTGAACTCATCCGTCAGGGCGCACCTTGGATGGACACAACCACTCGAACGAACATCAACGCATCCGGCTTCGACTTCTACCGTCGAGGTGGACCATTCTTCGTCCCATTCACCAAGACGTACAATCCGTCGAACTTCTTCTCACTCTTCTAAGGAACCATAATGGCACTCATCACAGAATATCAAGGCAACCCACTGGCGTACATCAAGGTCGAGACCGTGGTCGCCGACAAGATGAATGGGGTTCGAGTGATGACGAATACGTGGAAGAACAACGGACTTCGCCTGGTGGACGCACCGTGCGACTACTATGAACAGTTCGACTTCCCATTCGACGCAACAATCACCGGGAACTTCATTGAGGCAGCCTACGGTCACCTGAAAACCGTATTCACGACTGCTCAGGATGCCTAAATAGGTTATCTCAACGCAGTCCTGAGGAACGGAAAAATGGATATCGGAACGCTACTCAGCACTTATTGGGGACCTCTGGCGTTCGTTGGTGGGACTATTCTCGTGGTGTACATCCTAAAAGAACAGGTCCAAGGTCTCAGTCAAAGCGGTGACAGGTTCAACGAGCGCCTATCGGCAATCGAAGACGGCATCGCTTCTTGGAGAGAGACAGTGCGACAACAAGTCAGCCTGGAAATCGAGAAATCACGCCAGATGGCCGATGACAACTTCCAGCGGTATATGCAGATGGAGAAGGACGAACACGCCGTCATCATCGGTCGCTTCGAGGGTGAGATTGCGAAGCTGGGTACTCGGGTGGACAAGAACTTCGAGAGACTTGCCGACAAGATTGACAAGCTGTTCGACTACAACCTCTCCCGCAAGGAATGACGTGAACCGTCTGTACGCCTACGGTCTTCTTGCCGCCCTCATTCTCGGGTCACTCTGCTGGCACCTGTACGGCGACCACCGGGTCAAGGTCGAACTCGCTGAGACCAAGATTGAGCTGGAACTTGCCACCACGAAGATTGCCACACTGGAGGCAAGTCTCCTCCAGGTGACCAATGAGAAGACGGCATTGGATGCGAAGGCGACAACCGCCCGGCAAACAACGCTGAACCTCCAGAAACAGTTGTCGGTGAAGATTGCCGAACTCCGCAAGGTACCGGCACCACCGACCTGTGAAGACCAAGTTCCGTGGCTGTACGAGGGAGCGAAATGAAACTTGCCTGGAACGTCATCACCGGCATTAGCTTCGGTATTCAACAGTACGACTGTGCCGGCATCACTGTGCCCTGCGACGATGAGAACAACGAGTTCGTCGAGTGCCTAGAAGGGCCGGCAATCGAAATCACGTTCCTCTGCTTCTCACTGATGGTGGTGTTCGTATGAAGTACCTAGTACTACTGACCCTGCTGTGCGGATGTGCCACAACTCCGCCGATTGAGTACCGGGTCACCAAGGGACCAACTCCGCCGGTCATCGAAGTTCCGGTGCTGCGTGAGGCGACCACGAACCAGGACAAGGCACAGAGCCTTGCCGAGTACATTGCGAACCTAAAGGCGAAGTTGGCGGAAGCCATTGCGGCACTCGAGGTTTACCGCTAAATAGGACCGACAGGACGAGGCCCAGTAAGACCCGAACGCCCTAGACATTCAACCGTCTAGGGCGTTCCCGTTTATGCGAACACCGCCGACTTCTCCTCGGCGGACACAGCAGAGTTCATCTTCGCCGTGTACTCGGTATTCACGGTGATGATTGCGGGAAAGTTCGTGCGGATGAACGACAGTTGTTCCATCGAGGCGTCACGAACACGCTTGGGAAAGCGGATGGCACCCTGGGCAACAAGGTAACCTTCCAAGTAACACAGGTCACGAGCGGTGGGTTCATAGAACTCATCTGTATTGTCACACAGAGAACACCCATAGCGGTGAGCACTGATGGCGAGGGCGGCGGCGTACGCCTCGAACTGACCTTCGGCGAACTCACACAACTTCAACTCGTGATGGAACTTCACACCACCGTGGCACTTGCCCGGTTCGTCGAGGGTACTGAGGGCACCGTTGACTTCACAGATGAAGGTGCGGAGTTTAGCAGAGATGTACATAGTGGTTCCAAGGGTGGTTGATGATGGAACCATTATAACACAGTTATAGGAAATCTGCGACCCTGAAAGTGTAACAAGTGTAACGCACCCCCTGAAAGGGTCCCACAGTATCTCCGCCGTGGGACCCTGACCCTTGGAAGTGCCGGTCTGAGCCGGCTTGTTCCATCAGTCGTTACGCTTGGTTCTGCGAGGACGTTGCGTTCCCGCTGTTCGCACCAGCCGCACCGAAGAAGATGCTGCCTTGAGTGGCACGTTGGTTCTCGCTGTGACGCCAAGCGGATTGGCAACCTGAGAGGTTCGCACGCAGTTCGTCAATCACGTTCTTCTCTTGAAGTTCGCGGCCGCGAACGCTCTCCTGTACAATCAACATCTGCGTAGCAGCGGCAGCAAGTGCCGTAGCCGCAGCGTTCTTCTCGACAGCCAAAGCCACAGCCGCTTGCGTTGCCGTGAACTGTGCGTCAGTCGATGCCTTCAGTGCCGCCAGAGCGGTGGCATTCGCAAAGTCGTTCTGCTGTCCATTCAGGAAGTACTGCGTGGTGAGGTTCGCAACACGGTCGGCTTCAGAGCCGGTGCGGTCGCTGTTCATCCAAGCGGATGTCTTGACTGCGTCCGTGACGTCAGACGCTTCCTTCGCCGTCTCCCGACGGATGTTGCTGCCGATTGCCTCTTGTTCCCGACGGATGTCGCCGGTGGCACGAAGGAGGTCGGAAATGTCGAGTTGGCCCGTAACGGTGCCGGTGACGATGTCTGCCATTGGAGTGTCCTGTTCTTATTGTTGTGGGACCACCGGTCATTGCGCCGGCAGAGTATTTAGTGGCGGTGTTCAGTACTGTACACACTAAAAGTGCCCGAACTTATATGTCTCCCTCTGCACTGACTTCTTTCACACTATGAAAGGTGCCCGGCTGTGGTACGAGACCGGGCGGTGAGAAGTTCCACAGTTACCCTCCAAGGAGTGGCACGAGGCTATTACTGTTCTCCGACGGACCTCGTGCCTGACGACACTTCTCACTGGTCCACTATGCTAACATCCGTCGGAGATGAATACTAAGTTCGTGAGTTCAGCGGCGAGCAGTTCTTGCCGTGGAACCGAGACATTGCGCCGGACCATCCAGAACGACCACAGACCGAGCAGGTATAGTTCACCGGCATCGAACGACCTTTATTCCAGGTGTGGAGACCTTGACCGTTCTCCCGCTGGGTCACAATCTGGACATTGCCGAACTCGTAATGACCGAGGTCATCAATGCGAGACATACAGTACTTATCCTTGCCGAGACCACGGTCCTTGAGGTGACCGCTGAGAAGCCAGAGCGCTAGCCATTCGTCAAATGACAACCGCATCTCGACGACTGTGCCATTCCGGTCCACCTTCAATCCGCTCTCGCAGAAATGTTGTTGGAGGTAATACTTCCGCCGGAGACTTCGAAGGTCGAAACCCCGGCGACTGGCCACTTGTGCCGGGGTGCGGGTCATAGTCCAATCTCCGCCAGCCACTTGGCATTCTTCTCCTCGCAGTGACTGAGATAACCACTCGGGTTCTCGTCGGAGAGCGATGCCATTCGTGCCGAATAGTACTTCGCCTGCTTCCGCTCGACTTCTTCGACCAGGAGGATGGGGTAATAGTTCTTCCGCTTGTCGGACTTGTCCCGGAAACAGAGGAAGTGGTAACACTTCGTCACTGTGTCCTGGTCGAACAACGGGAACACCGAGGACAACAACTTCCAGGTCTCGAACTGCTTCGCCTCCTGAACATCCAGACCGGACCCGGCGAACACGAACTTCATCGGTGTGCCGGTGCCACGAAAGGGTGCGGCGATGATGAGGTTCATCGAGTACGGGTAAATGCCCGATGTTGGGTCGAAGAACTTCTCGAAGAAACCACGGCGGGTCATCGAGAGTGGTGGCAACTTCTCGGCGGTGACGAGTTCATTGAGGGAGATGAGAGATGTGTCCATATCACATCCCCGAGAAGGGCGAGACGACTGTGTTCCAGCGGGATGCCATTCCCTTACGGCCGGCGGCGGCACGACGTTCACGCATTGCGGTGTCTGCCGCACGAACTCCGTTGATGAGCGCCTGAAGTTCGAGTTGAACACGGAGGCGGTTCTTCGGAGAACTGAGGTCGGCTGCCAGGATTTCAAGGGCGGCGAGGATTTCGGGTGTCTTCATAGTGGTTCCTAAATGATGGGCAGGACCGAAGTCCTGCCCAGTGTTGATTACTTCAGGCGCTTGAGCTGATGTTCGACGCTATCTTGACCATCCTTCAGACTACAGGCAATGTGCCACAGGTTCCGTTCGAGGTTGTTCAGCATCACCCCACGTCCATAATACCGTGGGCGGTCGTAAACCTTCTTCGCCCAGTGAAGCTTGCCGTCCTGGTTGTTCTTGTCGTACATTGCCTGGAACTCATCCCACGCTGTGCGGTACTCCGACTTCAGGTGGGTGGCGGCGATGGTGAGGGCGGTCTTGAGGTCCATAGTAAACTCCTAGGGTTGTCGGTGAAGGATATCTCCACCGTGAATACATTATAACACAGTTACAGTAACAGTGCTATAATGTTCCTAGGTTCGGGTGTCAGCAGTCGGTCTCGTCCCAGAAGATTTCAATGTCGAACTGCTGGGCGACGAGACCGAGAACGAAACTTAGCGTGCCATAACTCAGGCGGGAGATGTTCGGGCTGTAAAAAACCTCAACGCCACGGACGAGAGCACCACCCCGAGCGTGCCCATCATCGCCCACGGCGATGCGAACATCCTCGCCTAGCTCGTGACCCATCAGAACCTCAAGGACAGAGGCGGCGTCATCAGTCGGAATGAAATGTCTGAACACGGAGAACTCCTGCTAACACGGTAAAATCACCGTGAGGACATAATAACACAGTTACAGTAACAGTGCTATGTCTTCCTAGGACGACAAAACTCCGGGAATTGTGAAGGGCGGCAGACCAAGAGCCAGCATCTCCCGAGTGAGACCACGGAACTCGTGGGCTGAGGTCGGACAACCCTCCCGCCAGACCCGTGGCTTCTTGTCGTAACCGACCATCACCTTGCCCCAGATGCGAGGCTTCGCCTGAATGCCCTGAACCATCTTCACACAACCGGTCTTCAACATTCCGGAAATGTGACGAGAAACCTGCCGATGAGGAACCTGCTCGCCGTCAACTGTGTACTCGGCAAAGTGCCCGGGGTACTCCGAACAGGCAAACCCGGTGGTCTCGACCAAAATACCGTTCGGCACAATCTTGTTCAAGGTCTCCTGAAGCTGAAGAAGCGGCTCTGTGAAGTGCTCGAGAACTTCCAGGGTCATCGCAACGTCGAAGGAGCCATCCGGAATGTCGGTGAGACTATCCACCACCGGCAACTCGTACCCGAGGTTCCGAACTGCCGACTGCTGCATAAAATTCACCTGAGCCGGATTGTCATTTACCACGGCAACTTCGAAGCCGACCATCGAGGCGTACACCGACGAGAGGCCGATGCCGTTGTAAATGTCCAGAAGCGTGCCCTTAGGAACATTGTGAGCCCGATGAAAGCGCTCGAGACCCGTGACCGAGTGGTGGCTGATGCGCTCGAAGCAGATGAGGCCCTCGTACACGTAATCGGGGTCCTTGTAAATGCCGTAATCGGTGCGGCCGGACTGAAGCCAGCGGTCACGAAGGCGGTCGCTGGCAATGCGAGCGTAAGCCCAGAGCTCCTTCGGTGACTTGAAGTCGGTGCCGAGGTTCAAGTTCGTCTCACGAACAATGTCAAAGGGCTTCATAGTTGGTCTCCAAGCGGTGGAAGTTCAAAATCTGTGTGAATGAAGGGCACACCACGAAATAGGTGAACCCAGTCGGAAATCTCGAAGCGATAATTCAGACACAACGGGTCTCCCTTCGCCTGCCGAATAATCCTAATCTCCTCGTGCTGGGCATCGGAACACGAGCGCTGCGAAGTTGGTTTACCGACCCAGATGGTTTCTCGTGGGTGCCATCCTCTGCTGATGAAGCAGCGAGCTCGCTTGAGTTTCAACCCGCTGCCATAGTACTTGTCGGAGACCACCCACGGGTCAGAAGATGCCGGCACAAGGTGTTTACCGATGTAATACAACCCGCAGTCATTACGAATGAGGTACACAATGCCGACCTTCACAGAACCAACCTCCCGATGACCTCGAGGAACATTCGTGCCTCCAGGTCACTATCGAACTCGAACTTCGTCTCCGGTGGTGCCACGGACTTCTCCTTCTTCGCATTCACGAAGGACTTCAACGAGAGGAAGTGGTTGATGTTCCGGTCATAGTACTGCTGAAGGCAATCACGAACTTCGTCGGTGACCTGGGCATCATCACGAACTCGCCACATCGAACTCATCCCCGGATAACCCTGGGTCTCGAGTTCGAACCAGACGTTCACACCACGAAGGATGAGGTCACGGTCACGAGTGGTGTGGCGGTCATAGAACGCCTTCTTGATGGGGATGGGCTGAACTTCCTGCCGAAGGGTCAGTGCCTTGAGGCGACGACCGTAACAGTAAATGACGACTTCTGCGAGGACCGCAGTCTGGCGGAGATTTAGTTTCAAGGGCATCTTTCAGTAGTAGATGGAACACAGGTGTCTGGCGGAACCTGTAGCGTGTGGGTATTGAAGGTCGGCCTACTGAAAGGACACCATTGCGGTGAAGAGGTCGCCAGACTTCACCGACCTTCAATACCCACACAACATACTTATAGTAACACGGAGACGAACCAATGGAAACGAGTTCGAGGATGACCAAATCCGCCGAACCTAGGATGTGGCACCTAATAAACGTCTTCTCCTTAGGTGCCACATTTTAGGTTGACTTCATCTTTGGGCGGCGCCGGGAGCGACCGCCAGGATTTAGGGTCTCTGAAGAAATAATCTGAGGGAGAGGACTGAGACGGACGAGCCGCCGGCTCAGCCGGGATAAAGGCGGTGGGCTGGCGCCCGAAAACCAACACCCGCCGGGAGCGTCGTCCTAGGACCAAGTCACCTCCGAAAAGGAGTAAAATACAGAATGAGCAGACAACCACGCCCATTTTACGAGCTGGACCGGAAGTACCAGTCCCGCCTCATCAAGCAGAAGTCACATCGAGTACCGGTGAACTTCGTCCTCAGCACCCGACTAAAGCCGTGGCACGAGCTCAGCGCCATTCGTCAACGGGTACTCATCAAGCAGGGTGACCCACGAGTTCCACCCGGAGCTGAACCACCTCCCTGCCCGAAGTACACGAAGAAGAAGTCCGACTGGGACAAGAAGACGACCAAGGAACGGATTGAGCTGTACTGGCAGAATGACGAACGAGTTCCGAAGAACTGGGAACCACCCTATGAGAGGGCGTGGAGGACCAATACACCCGGCAAGGACAATGCCACCAAGCAGAAGAAGGCACCCGTGGAAGATAAAGAATACAAGCCGTTGGTCCGTGACGGTTCACCCGGATTGATGAACACCAAGGGCGTCATCCCCGAGATGTTCATCGGCCTATCAATGCCCGAACTGGTCACCGCCCTAAGGAACTATCTGCCCACCGTCGAGGACCTTGACCAACGGGACCAAGAGAAGAGCCGGTCAATGAGACGTCAGGGTTACTGGGCGGAGTTCGAAGAGGACTTCGAGTTCGCCTACGCAAGAGCTATTCTGACCAAGGAAGGTCGTCCGAACTGGAAGGCAACCTGCGAGAAGTACAACGTCGGGTACCGCCCATTCGGACAATGGCTTCATCGAAAACGGCGGCTTGAGACGGAGATGTCTGCCGCCCAGAAGACCACTCCCTTGGTGCCGCCTGCCACTAACTCTCACACATAAAATGACGAAATACAAGTCAAATCTAGAGCGGACCTTCGCCCACAACTTCCCGGGTCTGACGTACGAGGCACAGCACCTGAAGTACGTGGTCACTCACACGTACACCCCCGATTGGAAGGTCAGTGAGAATGCGGCGGTGGAGACCAAGGGACTGTTCGTGGGCAGCGACCGAGCTAAACACCTCCACATTCGCAAGCAGCACCCGGAGTTCAAGGTCCTACTGGTATTCCAGGACCCGAAGCGCAAGTTCAGCAGGTTGTCGAAGACCACCTACGCCGACTGGTGCCTCAAGAACGACTTCGATTACTGCGACGCTAAGAACCTAGAGTTCATTCGAAAGTGGGTCGAGAAACATCGCTAAATACAAGCGACCCACAACGAACTCACAACAAAATGAACGACCAATCTTCAAGTAAAGCGTACAATGCCCTCCAGCACACATTGTCCGCACTGAATTGTGCCGGAAACCCCGTCCACCCGAACAATACCGTGATGTATTCGAAGGTCCGCATCGCACTGGAACGTGTGGCAATCCGTCTCCAGCGACTGTGTATTCGTGAGACCACCGAGCGACTGAAGGACCAGGCGCTAGCGCTCCGCAAGAACGCTAAATAGAAATACCCACTCCCGGCGCAAGTCCGGGTTCCCGAACATCTTCGGAGGAAACAATGGCTGCTAAAGTCACCCCAGAACTCATTCAGACCCTATTGGACCGCATCACGGAGCTCGAGCTTGACCTCGCAATGTTGAAGCGCCGCCTGTTCACGCAGGGCATTCACGTATGAACGCCGCAGAACAGTTGAACATCAAAAGCGTTCCCATCGGCGAAGTACTCCCGTACCCGGGCAATCCTCGCATCAACGACCGGGCGGTTGACCCGGTGGCAGCGTCCATCAAGGAGTTCGGGTTCCAGCAACCAATTGTTGTGGACACGAACAATGTGGTTATCGTCGGACACACTCGTCTGCTGGCGGCGAAGAAACTCGGCCTCACCGAGGTGCCGGTTGTTGTCGCCACAAATCTTGACGACGACCAAGTCAAGGCCTACCGACTGGCGGACAACCGCACCAATCAGAACGCCGAGTGGGACTGGAGCCTGCTGGGCGATGAACTGAATGTCCTACTGGAAGAGGCACCGGAACTCGTGCCAATCACGGGGTTCGACCAAGAGGAAATCAAGAAGGCGACAACCTACGACACTCGGGGTGTTCGGAAGTTTGAACCGGACGCCAAGCCGGACCCCATCAGTTCGTATGGCGACCACTGGGTCTCGCTGAACGGCGACCACAACGTGCTGTGTACCGAGAATACCTCCGAGCAGTTCAAGGAGTTCCTGAAGGGCAAGTCGATTGACGCCATCCTCACCGACCCACCGTACAACATCTCATTGGCCTCCGGTAAAGGGTCGGTCCACAATGACACTTTCGAGAGCGACAAGTCGTTCACGAAGTTCCTGAACGACTGCTTCAAGCCGGCGGTCAAAAATCTTCGAGTGGGTGGCGGTGTCGTCACCTGCGGAACACACAACTGCTTCGTACCAAATCGGGATGCCCTTGAACCACTTGGCGTCGCACTGAAGGTCGAAATGATGTGGGTGAAGTCTCGCATCACGTACTCACCCGGTGTCCTCACTCAGCCCTTCAAGAAGCAGCACGAGAACCTGTGGTACGGGTCGAAGGCTGGTGGTGCGAGGTACTTGAACCCGACAACCGAAGTTGCCGAACTCCTCCTCGACGACCGTCAGGACTACGACAAGATGACGAAGAGCGAGCTGCTCGACGCCCTCCGTGCCATTCACGAGAACTTCAGCACCGTGCGAGAGGCGGACCACGAGAAGGACAAATGGGCGGTCCATCCGACGGTGAAGCCAACCGCCCTGTTCGTCCCGTTGGTTCGCCGCACAACGATGCCCGGCGACACAGTCTGCGATATCTTCGCCGGAACCGGAGTAACCGCCCTTGCCTGCGAAGAGGTCGGACGGAAATCAATCAGCGTGGAACTTGACCCGTCGTACGTGGACTGTATTCTCGCCCGACTGTACGAACACCATCAAGTCGACTTCACGAACCAGAACGGGGTGAAGTGGTCGGAGGTGTGGGAGGTGGAGAAGGCACGACGGGCGGCTGAGGAAGAAGCCGCCGGAGAACAGCCTTGAACGTGGCATCGGAAACCTGGGACATCTCAGGCGTCTACACGGAACGACTGAACACCGAACGGGCCTTCACCTTCGGCCTTGGCGGTTGCCAGGTCGGGAGCAGGTACCCAGGTGACGTCCACATCCGGACGGGCGAACTCAGCGGCAAGGGAGGCAAGAACTGTGGCGACGGACATAGCGAACTCCTAAATGGCGGCGGAGAAGTTCCGCCGATGAGACATCTTACCATAACACCGCTATCCCAGGTTGAAATCGAACAAGGACAACTTGAAACAACTGTAACGAAACTCGCCACCCTAGGACCCGCCGGACGAGAGGCGAACCACTTCTTCGCAGTGACGAACATTCGCCGCCACCTCGAAGAAATCGAGAAACTGCGAGTGTACCTGAAAGAACCCTATGAACGTTGAACTCACACCCGACGAGGTCCTACTTCAACCGGACGACTACGACCTGCCGGGATTTATCTCTGGCAGCTACCGAGAACACCAGACCCGCCAGAAGCAGGTGGTGAAGGTTACCCGCCGGCAAATCCAGTACTTCGGCGAGCGTGGCATCCCGTGGCTGGACATCGAGAAGTTCTACGGCGTGGACCGTGTCACCCTGATGAAGTGGTACAAGGCGGACTACGAGAAGGGAATGGCGAACACGAACATCGCCCTCCGGAACAAGATGGTCGAGATGGCACTGAACGGCAATGTGCCTATTCTCATCTTCACGGCGAAGAACCGACTGTTTATGTCCGACAACGGCGTGACGCAGGACAACGAGACCGACGAGGACCTGAAGCAGAAGACCACCGAAGAACTGATGGTGATGGTCGACACAATCGTCACCCGGGCGAAGAAGACGAAGAAGAAGGAAGAAGCGGTTGAGTGACCTGTACACCATCGTGAAAGAACTCCAGCGGAGAATGACGGAGGGCGGCGTGTACTCCAAGTACTTCACCGACGAGGACACACGAGAACTGTACCCGAAACACTGGCAGTTCTTCGACGCCGGCAAGAACTACCGCCAGCGAATGTTCCGAGCGGCAAACCGAGTGGGCAAGACCACTGCCGCCGGCTGCGAGCTGGTGTATCACCTGACCGGCGAGTACCCGAAGGACTGGAAGGGCAAAACCTTCGACGGCTGCACAAGCTGGTGGGTGTGCGGCAAGTCGAGTGAGACGGTCCGGCAAATCCTCCAGCCACTGCTCCTGGGCCCAGTGGGCCAGTTCGGCACCGGACTTATCCCGAAGGACACGCTGGAGTTCTCGTCACTGAGCGATGCGAAAAAGTCATCCACCGGCGTCAGTTCGTTCCGAGTGAAACACAAGAGCGGCGGCTACAGCCAGGTGGAGTTCAAGACGTACGAACAGGGACGCCAGGCATTCGAGGGCACCGAACGTTCAATCTGGATGGACGAAGAACCACCGCTGGACGTGTACTCCGAGTGCCTGCTCCGCACAATGACCGGCGACAACTGCCTTATGCTGACATTCACTCCACTGAAGGGTGCCAGCGATGTTGTGAAGTCATTCTCCGCCGAGGGCGTGTACATCGACGGTGAAGTCGGTCCCGGCAAGTTCGTGGCAACCTGTACCTGGGATGACGTGCCCCACCTGGACGAGGAGGCGAAGGCAGAACTCCTGGCATCCATCCCACCGTTCCAGCGAGACGCACGGTCCAATGGTATTCCAAGCCTGGGCGCCGGTGCCATCTACCCGGTCCCGGAGAGCGAGTTCGTCATCAGCCCACAACCCATTCCGAAACACTGGAAGCGCTGCTACGGAATGGACGTGGGTTCGAAGACTGCCGCCGTGTGGCTGGCGATTGACCCGGATGGTGGCGAAATCTGGGCGTACACCGAGTACTACAAGGAACGAGAAGAACCGAGTATTCACACCACCGGCATCAAGGCCAAGGGTGAGTGGGTACCCGGTGCCATTGACCCGGCATCACGTGGTCGAAGCCAGATTGACGGTCAACAACTGATGGAGATGTACGAGAACCTCGGGTTGAACCTAGTGAAGGCGGTGAATGCCGTCGAAGCCGGACTGTACACGGTGTGGGAACTCCTCAGCACCGGACGCCTGAAGGTATTCTCGAACTGCTCGTACCTCCTCCAGGAGATGCGAGGGTACATTCGTGACGAAAAGGGACAGGTTGTGAAGAAGGCGGACCACCTGTGCGACGCAATGCGGTATGCGGTGATGACCCGTGACATTGCCGAGAACGAGGGACCGCTAAATAACAGTTCGGGTATGCCGACTTATCGTCCAAGGATTTAATGTTCTACTGCTACCTTTACCGTGACCCGTCAAGGAACAACGAACCCATCTACGTTGGTAAGGGTAAAGGGCAACGAGCGTTCGTCCATCTTAAACGCCGAGATGTTCATCCGTTCACTCAGCGGCTTCAAATGATGGCCAAGAATGCTGTAAAACCGGTCATTGAGTTCCTAGTGAAAGACTGTGACGAAGAACTTGCCCTGTTGTGCGAAGTCGAAGCGATTGACAAGTTCGGACGCAAGGACCTCGGTAAAGGAACGTTGCTGAACCTTACAGATGGCGGCGAAGATGTGATAAATCTATCAGTGACGACACGGCAAAGAATGAGCAGCATTGCCAAAAGCCGTGAAAACCTTCCTGAGACGAAGAAGGTTCGAAGCGACGCTGCCTTCGAACGCTGGCAAAACCCAGACTTCAAAAAGGCAACAAGCGAGAAAATGCGTCTTGGCGCACTCAAGCGATGGGCAAACACCCGAAAATCTAAGGACACACAATGAACGCTTCTCTTGACCCGGTTGACACCACAGGCGAACGCAAGGACGACAAGGACCTCATTCTCGAGGCAATGGCGAACTTCGACCTGGCAGTCACGGCGTACACACCCGCACGAACACAAGCCCGAGAGGACCTGAAGTTCGTCGCCGGTAAGCAGGCGGACACGGCAACCGACGGTGACCCGTACGCTCTCCAGGTGAACCTGCTGAACCCATTCCTACGGCAAATCACCGCCGAAATCCGGAGTTCGAACCCCGCCGTTCGAGTGGTCGCCCAGGATGACGAGGATGTGGACACCGCCGAAATCCGTGGTGGTCTCATTCGTGCCATCGAGCAGGACAGCAACTCCGAGTACGTGTACCAGAACGCAGTGTGGTACGCTGCGGCATCCGGTGAAGGGTACTTCTTCATTGACACCGAGTACGTTGCCGATGACAGCTTCGACCAGAACCTGCTCCTGAAGGCGTGCCCGAACCCAGAGATGGTCTTCATTGACCCGTCCCACACAGAACCGACCGGCAAGGACTGCGAGTGGGGGTTCGTCATCAAGGACATCCCGACGGCAGCCTACCGTCGTCAGTTCCCGAAGAGCGAGTTGAACGACCGACTGGGCACAACCTCCTGGTCTCGCCTGACCCTGCCGAAGCAGTGGCTTACCGAGAACACCGTGCGAGTGGCACAGTACTGGGTGAAACAGTACAAGCAGAAGAAGTTGTGGTTGGTCCAGAACCCACAGACCCTCGAACAATACACAATGGACACACGTCCGGGTGATGATGTGGTCCTCCTGCGCAAGGAACCACGAGTTGTCCAGGTGGCAGAAGTCAAGGGTTACACAATCAACGGCATCGAAGTCCTCGAGAAGATTGACTGGCCGGGTACTCGCATTCCAATCTTCAAGGTGCCGGGTGACACGTTCTACATCGGCGGCGAGAAGACGCAGTTCGGTGCCGTCCGTCAGGCGATTGACTGCCAGCGACAGTACAACTATGCCGTGTCCCGTCAGACCGAAATGGTTGATATGGCACCGAAGTCGCCGTGGATTATCACGACCAAGCAGCTCGGGAACAACGCCGAGAAGTGGGCGAACTCCAATCGTGTCGGGTACGGGTACCTGGACTACAACAACGAACAAGGAGCCCAGGCACCGTACAAGGCGGCGGGCATCAACACATCCGACTTCAGTGCTGTGGTTCAATCCCGTGAACAAGCGTACGAAGATATGAAGCGTGTGTTCGGACTGAACGACGCCTCGATGGGTTCTGTGTCCAAGGGTGCGATGTCCGGTGTGGCGATTGACAGTCAAGTCGAACAAGGGTCACGCAGC